TCATAAATTTTTTCAGCAAAATCAGGTGAAGTATAAATCACCATGTCATTTTTGATTTTGGCTAAATTTGTAAAGAATTCAAAATAGGTATCAACAGACCTATGTTCATAAAAAGGAAGAACTCGGCCATATTTGGTTTTCGGCAATCTTCCACGGCCAATATCAAAGAATGCTGTTACAATTGTAATATCACTCATATTTTTCCTCAAGTATTTTTTTCCAATTTGGAACCCTATTGTATTGGTGAACCATCACATATTTTTCACCAAAACTGTTATAAACAAATCCATCTTCAAATGTTGGTTCTTTACACAATAGATTAGGTTTAAATTGATTCATTTTACTTGGATCAACCATCGTACCACATTGACAAGCCCAATTAGTATCACCACTATTGAAATTGGTAATTGACTTATACGGCTCAGTTGACAATAACACATTAACAGCAGCTTGGTCAGGTACAGGATTTCTGATGCCTTCAATCATTAATGCTAATGTCAGAGAGTAATCAATGAATGTTTTAAATTCACCTGCCATTGATCCGGCGTTATAGATTTGTGTTTCGGCCATGTAATCTCGAATATCTGGTCCAAAACATTGACCAATATTATCGTAACCCCAAGGTTCGTCTTTGTATTTCAAACCTTCACCGCCATAATTAAGTTTTTTATCACCCATATTTTTGGTCAGCCATTCAGAAGGATCAGACTGAAACACAATATCAACATCGGTAGAGATGACGTACCGAATGTCTTTTAGGTCTTTTAGGAATTTCCAATAGAAATAATGTCTGAGTGTTGGTACTTGATAACCAAATCCATCAGCAAAATGAAATCCATTGTTTTCTTTGTTTCTTTGTTGACTCACTACAAAAATTTCAAAGCCGTGATCTTTTAGTTTTTCGATTGTATCGTCCAAGACATTGAACACAATCATACCTTTGCGACCAGAATATCCCGTTCTTTCTAAAGAATGAACCCAATGTTTAATCTTTTCAAAATCATATATCGATATAGCCGATATCACTAAATCATCCATAATTTTATTCCCATGTTATAAAAATCATTACTGTAATTTGAAATTTTAATCTTCATATTACAAGCATCTTCTAACTTTGTATTATCTAATATAAATTGTTCCTTGGCAAGCGAATCTACTTGAATGAAATTGCCTTGGCCATAACCTAGAATAAGACCTCTTGCTATCTTGGATATTTCCAATCCAAAATCAGAACTCAAGTTGTATATTCCTTTTGGTCTTATCTCACAGATTTTTTTCAACAATTCACAAACTCGTTCTATACTTATAAAGTCTCGTTTGATACTTTTTTCCATATCATATTTGATAGTACCAGTAGCTTTTAGTTGGTTCATACAATAACCTACAAAAGAACTTCTACCTAATTCAAAACCATAAATGTTTGAACCCCTCAGTATCGTTAGATTTTCTACATTTTCGGTTAAGAATTTTTCTGTGAGAGATTTGTTTTCACTATATCGATCAAAAGGATTTAATGGATGCCTTTCGCTATAACGTGCTATTATAGGTGAATTTCCATAAACTTTTCTGGTACTCATCATAATATAATGACAACCAGATTCTGCAGCTTTCACTCCAACAAGCCAATCTAAGTCATAGGCTTCATTATAGGTTTGAGTTTTATATTCATACGCAATAGCACAATTGATAACCACATCATATCTTTTTAAATCAACATGATGTAAGTGACTATAAGGTACAATGTGAGCAAGAACATCATCATGCTCTAGAGAAATACTATTGTAGAAATTACGGCCAATAAAACTATTGTCACCAACTATTAAGACTCGGCTCGCCATGGGAAAACTCCATTATATTTTTTATTCATCACTTCATTACCATTTTTGAAAAAATCGGCATTAACAGAACCTGCATTACCATCAACACGATAATTAACCGTATATTTACCAGTACATTCATAATTTTTGAAATATTGTTGTAACGCTGAATAGAATACTCTATCTTGGCCCCAACCGCCATGCCATACTGAAGCTAATTGTATTGCAACTTTTGTTCTAAGGCAATATGAATTAGTATCTATATGATTGATGCCATGATATGTTTGCCACTTACCAAGAGACTCACAATCGTCATTACAAATGTAGTCGCCAAGTTTACCACATATTTTTCTGAGTGAATAAACCCAATCAGCATTCGTAGAAGTCATTGTTTTTAAACAACTTTCTATGTGGTTATTTTCCAACCAACAATCCTGATCCAAATATCCTACAAATTCTGTGTCAATCAGGTGGGTAAAAGAAGCATATATACGGTGTCCGTAAAAACCATTAGCACCAACATTAATTGGTAAGTATGATACCTTTAGATTAGGATTACCAAGGTAATCATCCAATATTACCTTAGAAGCTCCCCTGAACTTTTCACCATCAACAACGACATAACAAGTGGTCGATTCGGTTTGATTCAATACAGACTCTATAGCACTTCTAAGAGTTGGTGCACCAGTTGTTGGTATAATCACAGTCACTTTATTCATAATTATTCCTAAATTTAATATAGTTTTCCAAAAGGTCCGTATTCACCACCACCTTTTTTAGCACCAGCAAACACAAGTTTTGTTCCCAATTCTTCGACTTGTTTCTTACTTAATTTAGCTAAAGAAGCAAATATAGCAACTTGTTGACATTTTGAATTTGCTGTAACTGGTTTACCTTTTTCAGTATTTACAAACATAGCTCTCATATTTTTAATAAATTCTTTTTCATCTTTTATACCAGTTTCAATATAAGATTTGGATTTTATTGTGTTAAACATTTTAACAAATTCATCTTCTCTTTTTAAGAACTCGGCTGTATCTAAAGGATAATCTAAAGCTGAGTCTAATATAGGCACTTTATATTCTCTGAACAATTGTCTAACGTAATCAGCTTGAGCTTTACCCAATCTAGCTTTCGTGGCAAGAGATGATTTAGGTTCAAATTTTTGAAAAGAATATTTTGAACTACTTTGACCCCTTATATCTATTTTATAAGTAACTTCTTTTCCACCTTCTTCACCTTTTAACCAAAATTCAGCTCCAGCACTTACTGGCTTACTTTTACCTGCTGATGTTCCTGTTTGTAAGGCCAATTCAACTCTTAGTTTGTCTAAAGTGAAGCTTGGTTTTTTAGTATCTTCAAATTCAACATCTTTAACATTAACTTCTTCATATTTTGCTTGTTTACCCGACACTTTTTTTAACGATACACCAACAACTTTTCTTTCTTTGAATAATGTTCTCAGATAAGCATTTAATTGTTGTATCGTATCAAAATCGCCTTTTTTAACAAGTTTTTCTATATCAGAAATAACCTTTTTTTCATTCTGTATACACCAAATATCAGCTGGATCCCAAGTATCTTTTTTAGAAATTCCATATTTGTCTTTAACTAATTTGGAAATAAAATCCATAAATCCATATTCTCTGTTAAATTCTGTGAATTTAGAATTGGAAAATTCTTCCAACATCTTTTCTTGTTGTAGAAAAAATACTTGTAACCAATCAGCTGTGATTTGTGGATATATTCCCTTTGGTCCACCTAATTCAGAATATTTTGGATCTTTAGTGATATCTTCCCATTTAGTATATCTTCTATTATCTTTTAGTGCTCGTCTAAAAATCCAAGCTGAACCTAATTCTTGGCGTCTTGTTCTTTCGGTTGAACTTAATCCATCATCGGTTATTTTTGTGGCCATTTTACCTAATAATTTGAATGTCTTTGCCTGATGTCCAAACTTCTAGTTCGGTACGCAATCTACCCTCAGATTTAAGAGTTTCATATCTATTTATAGCTTTGTTTCGCCACCATTCAACAAGATTTTTTAATTCATGTTTTTCATAGTTTTCACCAGGAATTAACGTGTCTGTTTTTCCATTGACATAATCAACCATATTACTGAAACCATAATCTGAAGTATAATATCTTTTCTTTTCAGTTAGATTCTTGGCATCTTCAATAGTCTTTTCAAATAGTTGTCCTTCTGGTGTGCCTTTAAGTGCAGCTTTTGTCATAGCAATAATCTTAGTAAATGTTCTCAATTTACGGCTAGTTGTTGATTCATCTTCACCTAATATATCACCACCAACTTTGCTCTCAACATATTCTTTGAGTGATTGATATCTTTCACCGTGCATCATGGGTACCATATCAGATTCGGTTAATCCTTTGAATCGAATATAAGGTTTCATGCCGTCATATTGTGATACAGTTTTGGCCGTACCATAAAGACTGGTAGTTTCAAATAAACAAATATTAGCATTGTATTTCTTATTTACAATTTCTCTAACTGTGTGTGAAGTACAGATAGCAGCTAGTAATTTACCGCCAAGATAATTAAATCCAAAGGGTTGTGCTGGTACAATCACAAAACCCATGATGGCAGAATCATTGAATCGTTTAGGAAACTCTTTGTTCTGTATCCAAACTTGTCCAAGCATTTCATTTCGGGGTTTCATATAGATGACTGGCGAACCAAGTCTAATGAATCCTAGAATCTTTCCTGTGTTCTTTTCTCTGACAGCCAATTGTATATTGCGACCAACAGGTGCTTTATTAACGTGTGATGAAGTGATACTCAATAATGTTTCCCACATAGCACCATTCATTTCAATTACTTCAATATCCATGTCTTTTGGGTGCATAGAGAAGTCTGAAAACAAATCGTCTTCAGGTGGAAATAGTGATGATCCAATAGAATCAAGAGATTTTAATTTCTCATCTCTCATGTATTGTTCAATATCACCAAAATTAGCAAAGTAATCTTGAAATGCCTTAGAACAATATAGTGCTTCTTCAGTTGTTAAATTCATTTGTATGGATGCCATATGCAATAGTAAGGATCAAATGCCCAGCCTTTTGGAGGATTTAAAGGATCAAATTTTAATGGATTAACTAATGGAGATGTTGCTTCTTCATAGTATTCTTTATAAATGCGAGAAATTTCTTCTCTGGATTTTTCATCTGTATATTCATGAGCCATGCGGCTGCCTTCATCAATTAAAGAAAATCCTGGAAACCAAGTCCAAGGCCATATCCAATGTGAAAAAAACTTTTTAATCATATTAAATGTTGTGCCAGTACCATTGCGCTTAACCAAAACCACATGGTGTTAAAACCTACTAGTGTGGGCAATGCCTTTTTACGGCTAGCCCAAATTAATGTTGCTGATGTAATCAAAGTCAGATAATAAAGTTGCCAAATATTAATACCAAAAATTAATCCAGGAATAATAATAATTGCTTTAGCGGTCCATGATAAAAATTCAATTATGTTATAGTCTGTCCAATATGATTTTTTAAACCACATAGAGTAACATTCTTTGATAGCCGACCAAGTAATATGCGTATATAAAATAGTTATACACACCACACTAAAAAATGTTGCGTAAATAATTTGTTCATTTGTCATACTTTAAATCCTCCAAAATCTTTTCGTTCTCTTGTACCAAATGTATTAAGAGGTTTATCTTCACCTTTATGACCAGCATCAGCCAAGAAGTCATTTTCAACTTGTGCTATATCATATAGTTTCATCTTTGCTCTATCAATACCCAACGTGAATCTTTTGAAATACGTTGGATCATTGTATCTATTCTTCAATTGTTTGACCATGATTTGACCAACTTCTTCCAATTCTTCGGAAGAAATCAAAGCAAACATCAAGTCAGCTGTCGCAGGCAAACCAAAAGACTCACTTGTATCTTCGAGTCCGGGGTCGGAAGAGGAATATCCTGACCTTGTTGTTTGAGTTGCAGAGACAATGGGGACTCCGAATTCAACGGCCAGACCTCGCAATTCTTCTGCAATTGCTTTAACATAGGTATAGGAATTAACGTTGGCTCCTGCTTTGATTCTGGCTGAACAACAAATATTAAGATAGTCGATAAAAATAATATCAGGAACAAAAGACTTTTTAAGATTAAGCTCATTTAGAAGTGTCCTAAAGTGTATAGATGATGCCGATGCGGTAGGATACTCTTTGATGATTAACTTACCTGTGGTCTTTTCACGGAGTCTGGATATCTTTCTGTCAAACATATCTTTTGGCAATTCAACCAAAGAATCAACAGTCACATCAAGGAGATTTGCATCTATCCTTTCAGCAATACGTTCTTCAGCCATTTCCATAGTGATGTACAATACATTTTTACCCTGAGACATACAGCCAGCGGCAACATGACACATAAACAAAGACTTACCCACACCAGTCCCAGCCAATGCAATGTTAAGTGTCTTGGCAGGAAGACCACCCTTGGTGATTTTGTTGAAGAATTCGAGGTCAAATGGAATTCGTTCTTCTTTTCTGTGGTAGAATTCATATCGTTCATCAGAGTTTTCTAAGTAATCGTGGCCAACGGAGTTGTCAAAGCTTACCGCCAAGGCGTCTGATAGTATCTTGGGAATCGCACCTTTCTCTTGGGTTTTATCTTTCCCTTCGAGTATAGAAATAGACCCCAATACTGCATTGTAGATAGCCTTTTCTTGAACAAAGGACTCCGTTTTGTCAACAAGCCATTGAATCTTGGATTCTTCTCCGCTAGACGAAACAATCTCTTTAAGATACGATTCGGATTTTTCCACCTCATCATTTGTGAGATTTCGTTTCTCTTTGATGGCCAATTCAATTGCTTCAACCGTTGGTGAAGAATTGTAAGCATTTGTGAATGAAAGGATCTCATTGAATATCAGTCTTTCGGTTCTATCAGTAAAATATTCTGCTTTTAGAAATGGTAATACTTTGCGGATATATTCCTCATTATAAACCAAATTCCTTAGTATCGTCTGTTCCAGTTTCATCAATTATATCCTGTTCCATGTTGGAAGTCATTATCTCTACCAGTAAATCACCAATATAATTTTTGAAGGTGTCATCCTTCTCCAACTTATTTGGCTTCATAACTGGTGATTCTAACACATCATAAGCAAAAAGTAAATGAGCACCGTCAGGTTCCTCTTTTATTTTTACTTTACCATATTTGAATGTGGTATTCTTATATGGTCCTTCTAAAAATTTAATGTGTGCTATTGCATCATCTTCTTTAGGATAAATGAAACAATAATCTATGCCTTCTACCATTTTATTCCACCGTTTCTTCCATGTCTTCTGTTTGCATGATACTACCAGAAGCTACACGATATTTACCTTCAACATAAGATTTGAATGATTCGGATTCCAATATAGAAGTCCAAAACTCAGAACTATCCGTATCTTTTTCACGATATTTTTTATCTTCAACTTCACCAGTTTCAAAATCTACCTTTGAATACCAACCATTGCTAGGCTTAACCACATGTCCTGATTCGAGTGCAATATCAAGTAGACCAGACCACTTACTAATGCCACCGTCAAAAGATACAGAAACAGGGATTTTAGATTTTTCTTTAACATATCGGGATTTTTCCACATTGATTATAAAATTGTAACCAGTAACTTCTGTGCCGTCTTTCTCTTGTTGACGGCCAATAATAAAGATATTATCAGCAGAGTAATAAGAACCTGTACCACCACCAACGATTGCTTTAGGAAACATTCCTATTTCCATGTATGTATGATTAACAACAATCATTGGAATATCTTTCATTGATAGATGTGGTGTGACCATTCTAAACAATGATTTGATTTGTTTTGCTCTTGACATATCCGCTACAGACTTCTCAGCCAAAGCATCTTCAACTTCTTTCTTTGATGCCAAGTTACCAATTGAATCAATAATGATAATCAATTTATCAGTACGTTCCAACTGTGTTAATTGTGTCATCACATCGAATTTGAGTTGTTCAATATCAGTAAGCGGAGTGTGAAGCACCCGATTAGTGTCAATACCAAAAGAATCAAAATAGGATTGAGGAGTACCAAACTCAGAATCATAAAACAACAAAGCGGAGTCTTCATATTTGTCCAGATAAGATTTAGCCATCAATAAGGAAAATGCTGTCTTAAAATGCTTGGATGGACCTGCCCACATTGTAAGACCTGGAGTTAGACCACCGTCCAACTTACCAGAAAGTGCCACATTAACAATTGGCACAGCCGTTGGTATCATATCTTTGTCATTAAAGAATTTTGATTTCGCTAGAATGGCAGATTCTTTGATACTGCTATTCTTTTTAATTTTGTCTAATATACTCATTGTGTTCCTTCAATTAAAAAAATCTTCAAGGCTATTTGTTTTCTCAACAGACCACTTCATACAATCCAAAATGACTTTAATCGGTTCAAGAAATGCTTTGTTGAATTGTAAATCATAATCAACATACTTGTCAAGCCCAAACTCTGTCGGTAATCTTGATGGATAGGAAATTACCGTATCTTTAAAAGGATTTGGTAACTTCAAATAGGTGAATTTGATTTTCTCACCTTCTTGAATCAACGGATACTTTTTAGTAAGTCCCAATTGTTTCAGGTTGTGGTTGTATAGAATAGCACCTTTCACATGAATTGGTGTTCCTTTTTTATATAGTGTCATTGCATCAGAGTATGTGGTAAGTCCATTCAACCCACGAGGAAAAGATATTTCTTCTGGTGGAAGATTATTGAAATCTTTTCTGAACTGAGCAATGAATGATTGAATGTCTTGTTCAGAACCATTCATCATAATCTTAATAGACTCTTTCATCTTATCACGGATGGCAGATGGTGTAGACGATTTAATCATCTCCAGACCCATCACCTTCATCTGTGGTTCGTTATACTGTACACCTTCGTTGTTGTATATGTTTAGAATATAACGCTTCTTGGCAGTCCATAGACCTTTATTGGCCAGACCCTCACGTTTCATTTGCATCTTTTGTGCATACGCTCTAACGTATTCTGCAAGTTCTCCATAGCTCTTATCAATAAAAGGTTGAATTTTATCCTCACAAATCCTATCCATGAAACGTATGATTTTGTTTGTATCCGTAGATTTATTAGTGATAAATTTATCAACCACACCGCCAAGACGGAGATAGATAGAGTCAGTATCACTCGCAATAACGTAGTCAACATCTTTAGTCTCCAACAACTTATTCATATACTCATTGATTTTATTTTCTATCCACCTAATACTAAGTTGACCAGCTGTCGTGACACCCAAAGCCATCCTAAGGTCATAAAAACGAAAATATTGAGAGCCAAGAGCACCGTAAGCAGAATTAAGAGAAACTTTCTTAGCCAATTGTAGGTTGTTATATCTCGCAATTCGTTTTTCGATTTCATACTTCTTGGATTCATCTCGTTCATTTTCATACTCCTGTTTGGCTTGGAGATACAACTTTTTGAATTTCTTTCTATCTTCATACATTTCTTCCATCATGGCAGGTAAGAAACCTTGTTTATCAGTACGAAAGAACTGACCATTTGGAGTTAATGTACAACCACTCATATTTGTTGTATTAATTTTCTTAAGCAACAATTTATCAACTGTTACGCCTTGCGAAAGAACTTCTCTCATTTCATCTGTGTAATCTTCAGGCTGAATTAAAGTTTCAGGACTAATATTGTATTGGACCATAAGGTGAGGGTAAAGTGAATTTAAGTCAAAGCTGGCAACATAATGGTGTAGACCAACTTGTGGATCTTTCACATAGGCACCTTCAAAAGCCGAGGTCTTTTCATGATTAGATTTTGGAGGAACAATAATGCCTTTACCAAGCAAATATGAATATGTCAAAGCATCCCACATTCTAGTTTGAGCAAACACATCATTGTAATTGGACTTGGTGTCATAAGCCAAGGTCAAGGCCAATTCAATCAACTTCAACTTGTCTTCTAGTTTGATAATCAACGCAACGTCTTTGATGTTATACTCAATAAACTTTTGATGATTCAAACGATACAAGGCGTGTAGGTTATCAAACTCATCATATGAAATTTTACCTTCACCGAGTTCTACTTGAGCAATATTATCCAAACGATAAGACTCTTGTGACTTACCGCCAGGAGCATACCATTTGTAGAGTTCGATATAATCTAGAGAACCGATACCAATCAAATCATACGATGTCATCTCACGATTGTTGTTGAATTCTTTCTTATCAAAAATCATATTCCAAGGCGATAGTCTCTTTGCTTCTTTCTCACCTAGAATTTTTGTGAAACGATTAACAAGATAAGGTATATCAAAATACTTTGTATTCCAACCAGTGATAACATCAGGACATTGGTCTTGCCAGAGTTTCATGAATTTACTACAAAGAGTCCACTCATCTTTGCATTTTACATACAACTCATCACCTTGTGTTTCATAGTCACCACAGGCGAATACCCAAGTCTTGCCATTTAAGAATGTTAAACAGATGGCTGTAATTGGTTCGTCAGCTTTGTATGGATCAGGGAAACCATTTTCAGAACCAACCTCAATATCAATGATGCCGATAGAAACGTGTTCTTGTTCCCAATCAACCATGTTTGGATGTTCGTCAGCAATGTAAGCATATTCGAATCGAGTTTGACCGTAGACCTTTGGTGCACCGGCCACATCTTTGAAATTTTTAATATATTCTCTTGCCATAGACATACCATCAAATCTCTTTTGTGTAAGAGTAATACCCTCTAGAGATTTGAAATTGGCATTTCTATTTGAAGGAATATAAAGCGATGGTTCGTAATCAACCCTTTCTTTAATCCGTTGGCCATTTCTGACACCACGGTAAAGGATTTGATTACCAACTGATTGCACATTGGTATAAAATGTTGTCATTAACCTGTAATAATTTGTGGTGTTGGTGGTAGAACGATGCCAGAACCAAAGATTTGATTATAGTTTGTAACAAAGTCTTCGGCTGGAGTGTAGGAGTATACTACATGACGCTTAGCTAAGGCAACAGTTGTGCCGGTCTTTTGTTCAGAATGTAATGGAAATGGTGAGAATCCCACATTAGGCATACCATCTTTACCACGAACAACTGTGATTCCAACTGGATTTTCAATCACAAATTCTGTTTCCGATTCACTTTCTAACTCTCCAAGAAGGTCTTCGCCTGTAACGAGGCGTAACGCTAGTACTTTCATAATGTTCTCCACATAAATAATAATATAACATTATATATGAATTCGTATCGGACCACAAGCTGTCCTTGTCATCTTTGCCATTAAAACATTAATCAAGCAAAGGGATAAATGGATCCGATTACGCTGTTTGCTCTAGCAAACGGAGCAGTTGCGGCCGTTAAAAAAGGTTGCCAATTATATAAAGACATCAAGGGTGCTGCTGGGGAGGTTAAATCCGTCCTCAAGGATCTTGACGACCAGTTCCACAAAGCACATCCACCCGGAACTCCAGTTTCCGTTGAGGTGAAAAATCAATTCATACAAGAGAAGAATCGTGTCATTGAATTGAATAAACGTGGTGGTGAAACTACTGGCATTTATACTGAACTTGGTAATTACCTTGGCGACTTCTTTGATGCCATGACAAAATGTATGGCCGTGATTGAAGAAGAAGAAAGAAAGAACCGTGAAGAATTATACACAGGAGATTCAAGTCTAGGTAAACGTGCTCTACAACTTGTTCTAATGAAAAAACAACTTGAACAGATGCAAGTTGAACTCCGTGAGATGATGATTTACAACGCACCACCAGAATTAGGTGCTTTATGGACTGATGTTAGTGAGATGATGAAAAGTATGGGTGTAGAACAAAAATTCTTACTCAAGAAAAAACTCCGTGATGAAGAAAGAGCTGCAGCCAGAAAAAGAGAAAAATTTAAATTGTACATGACAGAATTAAGTTATGGTGGCTTTGTTATTGTTTTAGGATTAACTATGACTTTATTAATGGCTTATATCTCATACGATAGAAAACAGAGATGGCCAGAATTAGAACCAGAAGTTATTAAACAACATCAAGCAGAACGTAGAAGATTGCATTTATTAGAATTGCAACAATACGAAGAACAATTACAAAAAGAAGATGCCGAATTACAACAACAATCAAGATGATGAAATTGATGAACAAGAAACTATGTCTTTTTCTGATTTTTTTCTGACTTTATCAGTAAAAATTATACTTGGTTTTTTCCTTTGCTTATATGTGTTTGCTATGGCTATAGTATTATTGTATCTTAAATTGAGCAAATAAATATGACTACTATCATTGAGGAGTATTTAAATTGCTACGCATTGTTTTTTCTATATTATGTTTATTCTCCCTACTTTTTAATCTCGGAAATGTCCAAGCGCAACCAATTACCGCAAAGTCTTGGTTAATCACAAACGAAGATACCAATACCGTTCTTGATGCGTCTAATGAAGATAGAATACAACCAATAGCCAGTATCAGCAAATTGATTGTGGCAATGGTTGTGTTGGATGCCAAACAAGATATGGATGAATTAGTACCTCTCAGTACTAAAATTCGAGATGCCTTACCTTCACAATTGCCAAGAAGAATTTTATTAGAATTGGCTTTAGTCAATAGTAATAACAGAGCTGCACAAACTCTATGCGAACAATACCCTGGTGGTTTTGGTGTCTGTGTATATGTGATGAATTTAAAATTACAAAGTTTGAATATGGTTGATTCTATCGTATATGAACCAACAGGTCTTGATAAGAGAAATACCAGTTCAGCCAAACAATTGGTTAATCTAGTTAAGGCTGCAGCTAATTATTCATTTATAGTAGAAGCAGATAAAAAAACATCCGTTGAAGTTATCGTAAAGAAAAGAAAACTTGTATATCATAATACAAATCCACTCGTTGGTAAAAAAGATTTTACTATAAGTAAGACAGGATGGATCTCTGCTTCTGGTGGATGTATTGTGACTAAACTAAATAATTCTATCATTATCGTATTAGGAAGCAGAAACACTCATACAAGAATTTATGAGGTTACTTATCTTTACGATATACACAGAAGGAGACTATAATGAAAAAATCACTACTAGCTTTATCACTTTTAACAATTTTAGGAACTGCTGATGCACAATGGCATCATCATGGTGGATATTGTTGTTATCGTGGAAACGGAATGGGTTGGGTTGCACCAGCTTTGATTGGTGGTGTTGTTGGTTATGAATTAGCTCGTCCACCAGTTTATGTGGAACAACCTTCAGTTATTGTTCAACAACCAGTAGTGCAAGCACCACCGTTTGGTTATCATTGGCAAGAAATGATTGACCCACAAACTGGAGTCAAGAGAGTTGTGGCTGTGCCTAATTAAGTCCAGACTCTAAAGTTTTCGTATTTACAAGGATTACTTTCATCAAATTCTTTATAGAATAGACTGTTAGTGTCCTTGCTTGGTGTCCAGTTAGACATTACAGATACCAATGGTTCCCAATATTGGTCACCGATGGCCAAGATTTCTTCAAACGGCAATTCTTCTGGTTCTGTGTAACCATTTCTCGGATTTTTAATCATCCAAACGATGGCACCCAACATAGAACCTGCAACTTGCATTGATGTTGCATTTTCACCTTCCACTAATTCTCTAGCCCCGTGAATATCTAATTGTGAACCGTGCCAGAAGCAGAAGCCGTCACCAATCAATAATACACCCAATTCATCCATGCCGTCAACGATTTCATCTTTGAGAATACGTTGTTCTTTTTGAATATCTAATTCGTTACCACGCATCTCATGTAGCGAAGCAATAGCCGAATCACATGGTTGATAAACGTAATAAACGGATGGTCTAAAGTCACCACGTTTTGTTGTGAAGTATTCTGATATTGTTACTGACTCTGAATGTTGAATACAGTAACCATTGTATTGTCCACCATCTGGTACCCAAGACTTCATCAATACAGAAGCGCCAGGTTGCATTAAGAAAGCTGCATTACCTTGTGACTTACCGCCTTCTGGATGTCTGTCTTCATGTGTGCCCCAGCCCATCTCGGCAGGCGCTCTACCTTCAGCCCAAAAACCTTCGCAAGACCATGTGTTGGTAAATTCACCTTTTGTTTTTGGTTGATTAATAACTTGTTGGTCTCTTTCAGCAATATGAATCACTTTAACATCTAGTGATTTCATCAACTGAGCCCATTCTTCACGGTCTGTTGGCATCTCAACTTTTTTGCCACGTTTCTTGGCTAGATTAAGAAGTGCTCTTTTGGTCAAATGAGTAACATAACCTGGATTTGCACCATGAGTCACACAGCATGTAGGACCATCAACATGTTGCATCATAGCTTCACGAACAACTTTATGTGTATGGTACAATGTTCGTTCAGACAACTTTGGAATTGTTTCGTCTGGATGATGTTCCCATCTTTCTAATGATGTATCAATTTCCATCACATCATTTTCCATACACCACTCTAGTAATGCTTGTGCATCAATATTAAGTGAGCAATTGATAATTAAATCACCTTCACCAACATAGGTTGATAATACTTTTTTGTAATTACTTGGAAGAATCTCTTTTCTGACATAGTGACAGCCAGAACCACCGTGGCGGTGAATAAAAATGTGTCTATGATTATCACGTTCTAGTACCGTGATGTTTTTTGGATCAACAGCAATGTGTCTTAAAATAACTGGTAAAATGGCTTGTCCAACAGAGCCATAACCGATAATTAGAATTTTACCATAAAAGTCAATGTGCTTTTGGTATTTTTCTTTTTCAAATTCTACAAAACTTTTTACAGGCATTTTCTATATCCAAGTTAAACGATAACTGGATATTTATATGAACTGGTTGCAGAGCCTGGAGTCGCACCAAGAACTAAGGATTATGAGTCCTTCGTGATACTGTTTCACCACCCTGCGATAATTTATCAAAAGCTTCTTTTTCAGCTGCCTCATCATCTAATTCTTTTGGTGTAGGTTTACGGAAGATGGCGTCAAAGTTTTTACCATAAGTGTCTTGGTCTACACTAAAAGGTCTTGGATTACTTCCTTTGCCACCATCAGACATTATGAACTCCATAATAAATTGGAGCGGGTGCCTAGATTCTCACTAGGACATCAGGTGGACCCCAATGTTGTTTGAAACCCCCGCATAACTGGAGCGGATTAACAGAATCGAACTGTTGCCGAAAGATTGGAAATCTCCCGTTCTACCATTAAACTAAATCCGCAATAAACTGGAGCGGGTAGAGAGAATCGAACTCTCAACTAAACCTTGGCAAGGTCTTGTGTTACCACTAGCACCATACCCGCAACTAAAATTAGATTGTATCTTATATAGGCGCTCTTGTCAAGCGTCCTTGTGGTAAACTTGGTGCTCCGACTGTGAATTGAACACAGACTCAACCGATTATGAGTCGGTTGCTTTACCATTAAGCTATCGGAGCAATTATGTATTTTCAACCACTTGCCAAGTTGATGTAATTGAATTGTTTGCTTCGTAACTTAATCGTAATTGCCAATCCGGATTTGAAGCGGTTTGTGCTTGAAATATTTCAGCAAAAACATTTGATTTAAATTCAAAACTTTCAATTATTATATTAGAATTTGCAATATCAAAATCTGCAGGAGGCGGCGTGTTACGACTAATAAGACCAGGTTGACTATTGATCCAACTATTAATATTTTTCACAATAGTATTCGCATCGGAATCTTTATAACCATATCTAAAAAATTGTTTGTCTTCCGGTTTATTTTTTACGAGTTGAATAATATATGACATTAGTTTCTCCTTAACTATTACTATTTATTGGTCCGCCGTAGAGGAATCGAACCTCTATTGACTGCTTAGAAGGCAGCTGTATTATCCATTATACTAACGGCAGTCAAATTGTTGTTTCTATTTCTTGGCAAACACCTTGGTCTGTCCAAATAAATGTTAGTCTCTTATGTAGTGATTTAAAATCATATTCAATACTATGTTGACCATTTATTATAGGAAATGTGGTAATGCTATCAGGCGTACCCATACCTTCAAAAAATGGCGAGGTCATCTCAGACATAGTTGCTACAATGTTACTGACACATGGTTTGGTTACGGAAGTATTTGGTTCACCTCCGCCACAGGCAGTTGCTAAAAATGATAGGAGTAATATAGTGTTTTTCATAGATGTTATTATACATCAGCACTTAACATCCTACACAGGATATTACTCTTATTACTTTTATTACATTATTACTGGTACCCCCGCTCGGAGTCGAACCGAGAGAATTTTTCCTTTTGAGAGAAACGACTTTGCCAATTTGTCCACAGGGGCCTCATGGTGTGGAAGGTGGGACTCGAACCCACAAAACTCAGATTTTAAGTCTGATATGTATACCAATTCCATCACAACCACATATTGGTGCCCCCCAAGGGATTCGAACCCTCACACCTTTCGGCACGGACTTCTAAGGACCGCATGGCTACCAGTTACATCAAAGGGGCAATATTTTTTTACGATGTTTTACATTCTTACCTGAATTAGTATCCTGTTGTGCATGACAATTTGGACAAATAATTCTCAGGTTAGACAATTCATTATTATAATGATTTCCGTCTATGTGGTCAAGCTCTAAAGGAACTTTTTGAGACATCCATTCAATTGTGCTACACAATTCACATCTATGCTCTTTTATACCATCACGGATTAATTTTAATTTTAGTTTGTGTGCGGAAACAAAAGAACCTTTGATATAATCCAAAGCTGGAACATATTTACTGTCTGTTTTTTTACCCTTTAGTCCCATGTTGCCTTTATAAACAACACCAAACTTTTTTAGATAACTTTCAAGTGTTTCTGGTTTACATCCAAGTTGTTTGCAAATAAAAGATTTAGATTGATTTTCGTTAATCCAAATGAGTATATCTTGTTTTCTATCTATTATATCTTGTCTCATTTCTATCCTTAAAAATGGTATACATGATATATTTATATAAAACAAGTATTACATTATTTGGTGCAACCTGTTGGAATCGAACCAACTTCCACGGCTCTTCAAACCGCCGCTATGACCACATCAGCTAAGGTTGCATGGTACCTCGTGACAGAATCGAACTGCCGTAACCGTCTTGTAAGGGCGGTGTTCTACCATTAAACTAACGAGGCATCGTATACAGCAACAACATGTTCAATGTCAATACTGTAAATATCGTTTTCTAATTTTACGGCTCCATTCCAATTAACAAGCAACTCATCATTAATTGAAACTTCATCCAAATTATCAGCAACAGTAATTACTTTTGCTCTATCTGGTTCACCAGAAGATTTTAAAATAATACCTGAAGCTGTTTCTTTTGATGCTTCAATACGTTCAACAATAATTTTACCATTCAATGGAATATAACTCATAAAAATCCTTATAAAAAAATTAAACTGCTTCTTGTTCTGTTAGAATTCTTTTTAATCTATCAGCACAAAAAGAAGCCGCAGGTGCATCTGGTTTAACCATTGGTGTCATATTACATGTACCTTTGATATAACCAATTGCTTGTTGTACTACACATGATGAACCAAATAGATCCGATTTGTTCAGGTCTAGATGCACTTCAACATGGAAGTCTTCCAATACTTCAGCAAGTGATTGAAATAAATCCGAAACTTTATAAACTTCGGTCATTAATCTCATTGCTGGTTTACTTTTCTTGTGGTCGTAATCAATTTCTCGTTCAACATAACCAAAAATTTTACAACCATGGCGGCCATCAATATGAACAACAACGGCCAAAGCGTAGTCTGCATACCAAACACCATTGACTCTTACTCTTTCAGAATCAGCACCAAGATAAACTTTAGTATCTGGTCCTTGTGAAGCAAGAAATGATTTAACTTCTTCTATATCAAATTTTCTCATATAACCACCTTTATAAATATCTTACAACTTTTAAATCAATAAAATGAACTTATACGATGAACTAGGACTATCTCCAAGATGCACCTTTGATGAAATCAAACAAAGATACAGAGCTTTGGCTCAACAACATCATCCTGATAAAGGTGGTGATGAGACCACTTTTAAAAAAATTAAACTTGCTTACGAAGTACTTAGTGATCCATCCAGAAGAGCCGACTATGATGCAACAGGCAAAATAGAAGAAGATATTCCGATTAGAACAGAAGCGTTACAAGAGTTAGCAGGTTTAACAACTCATTGCATTACAAAAATTAATCCAGACCATGATGATTTAATCTTTGTAATGAAAAGAGAAATGCAAGATAACGTTGGCCAAATTAAAGATAACATTATAACATGTAATGGTTTTATAATCAAGCTCAATAAAATTTTAAATAAGGTTAACCGTAAAAAAGAAGGTGAAAACTTCATTAAAAGTATCATACAGGATCAAATTAAATTCCGTGAAGGTGAATTAAAACAATTCAAACACAAAATAGAGGTTCTTGATTATATGAAAGAAATATTAGAAGACTATTATTATGGTTTAGATTTATCCACCTTGCTTGAAGGTGTGACACCAACAGAATGGCATCCTGCTGAATCAGTTTCAGAATAATTGGTATCCCGCTACGGATTCGAACCGCAATCGCATGGTTTTGGAGACCAGCATGTTACCGTTACACTAACGAGATATTGGTACTCCCAACAAGAATTGAACTTGTAATGGACGCTTATCAAGCGTCTGTTATACCATTTAACTATGAGAGTATATATTGGCCGGTCCTGAGAGAATCAAACTCCCACTTCAGAGTTCGTAGCTCTGTGTAATATTCATTTTACTAAGGACCGATTGGTAGTGACGGAGGGATTCGAGCCCCCAACCTAATCCGTATGAAGGATTTGCTCTACCGTTAAGCTACGTCACTATGAATGGTGGAGGATAGGAGAATCGAACTCCTATAAACAACTTGCAAAGCTGCCGTAATCCCATTATACTAATCCCCCATAAATACGGAAATGAATAAAGGCATTTTTACAGAACCCTACAAGGCCAAAGAATTTTGGACTACAAGTAGAGAATTTACACCTTCATATAAAATGGTCGGAGTACAAGGATTCGAACCTTGGACCCCCTGCTCCCAAAGCAGGTGCGCTACCAGACTGCGCTACACTCCGAAAAACTGGTGCCCCCACCATGACTCGAACACGGCACCTACTGATTACAAATCAGTTGCTCTACCAGATGAGCTATAGGGGCAAAATGGTGGATGTGGTTGGGATCGAACCAACTGTGGTGTAAACCGGAAGATTTACAGTCTCCTGCCATACCATTACGGCGGCACATCCATTTACTTGGCTCCACAGGCAGGGATTGAACCTACGACCAATTGGTTAACAGCCAACTGCACTACCGCTGTGCTACTGTGGAATAATCTTGGGGAGAAATACGGGAATCGAACCCGTGATAACGGAATCACAACCCGTGGTTTTACCACTAAACTAATCTCTCCATAAAGCTGGTGGAACCGAGGAGATTTGAACTCCTGACCTACGGATTAAAAGTCCGCTGCTCTGCCAACTGAGCTACGATTCCAAATTGGCGCTCACGAAGGAATCCCACCTTCTTTCACCGGAGACCCCCTGTGGCGGGGGTGTTTACCTCTCCAACTGCCATGAGTAGCGAACTCACCGTGGACCCACGGTTGCGAACCGTAGCGTGGATGTTTCTGAGCATAAAACTGGCGGTCCCAAGGAGAATCGAACTCCTATCAACGGCGTGACAAGCCGCTATACTAACCATTATACTATGAGACCATACTAAAATACATTAGGAACCATTGTACATCTATCTCTACACTATAACAACGTCTGTTATAGGCCTGTACGGTCATTACTTCCTAAATTATCCATCGGCCTACCTCGGACAAAAATTGCTTAATGTCACTAGCTTTCATGTAATTGTTTTACTACGTCCTCGGCAGGACATCCAGCGCAACAATCACCTAATGGTTTAGGTAACCTAATATATTTTAGTATGGCGTCCCGTACCAGATTCGAACTGGTGTGAATGCCGTGAAAGGGCACTATCCTAGGCCACTAGATGAACGGGACAAAACTACACTTAACAAAAATAAAGAACTCTTGAAAGTGGTACACGATGGTACCACTTTTTTACTTACCTTTTGAAATTCGGTTCACATGGATTTGTGAAAAAATGCCACTTACTACATTTCGTACATTTCATTTTTTTCTCTCCTTATCAACTGAACAGGTGTCCATTGTATCAGAACTGGTCAATTTGTCAAGCAAATTTGTTGTAATTAAACAACAGAACCAACATTTTCTTTATGAAATTTTAGAACTGCTTCCCAAGCTTTTGTTTCTCCTTTGTGTGGAGTGTAAGCAGGACAAATTTTACGGATACCTTTTGCATTTCCCATATAATCAAAGCAATGTGTTCCGTTTTTCCATCCTGTCACTTCAAAAACTTTATATCCAAAATCTTTTAAGAACTTGATTTCTTTTTCTGTTATCATTTAATTCCTTATCAACTGAACATGAGTCCATTGTATCAGGACCACAGGATTTGTCAACAGGAATCTTGTTGTATTTTAGCAACATGTTGTAT